ACTAATGGCTGTCACTCCTTTCTTGATGTAATTGTCTCGGTGCAGGTCAACCATAGCCCCAAAGTCTAAACACTCTTTTACAGCGTTGGCTCTAAAGGGTAGGCCGTCAGGGTGTGTGTAGTTTGGATCTGTACGAAATACGTGACCCTCTACTTCTGTGATGGCTTGCTTGGGTAGTTCTCTCACCCAAAGGTCTTTCTCTTCAGGGTGCCACGGGAACCACTTAGGTCCATACATGCTTCCTGCGTTTCTAAGTGAGAAAGGGGTAGCGTACCACTTGAGGTCTACTTCCTCCATTGCATCTATGTCCTCTAGTAGCTGTATAGTTCCTAGGCCCTCTGCTTCGTGGTCTATGTAAACACATTCCACAGGTAGCTTTCCTAGCTCTCGTGCCACCTCAATAGTGACGTAAAGCATAGCCGTTGAGTCCTTACCTCCTGAGAAGTTTACGATCACTTTGTCATAGCTATCATAGAGGTATTTTATGCGCCTCTTAGCGCCTTCTACACAGGTGTAGTCCTTGTAGTCTTTTTTTAAGATTGTACTTGCCATGTCTTGCTGCAATAGTAGTTAGTATCCCCATGTCTTTGATGCTCCAAAGGCAAAGTCTTGTTGTATGCTTTCAATTCGTGTTCGTAGCGGTCATATGATATACATAGGTATGAGCCATCTATATCAGCCATGTCGTTTTTGATCATGGGTATCAATGCTTCGCTGTCTAGGTTGGTTCTTGGTTCGTATCCTAGCTTGTACATGATACGTCTGTGGTTTTCTATATTCCCATTGTGTACCACTACCATACCATCACCTAAAACAGGTTGACTATTCATCACCTGCATGTCTCCACTTGTTACCAATCTGCTGTGGCCTATGCCTACCTCACATTGCCAAGCAAGACGCACAAGAAGGTCTACGTCCACACGTCCATGACTTACATGGTAAATGTGTCTATTGTCCTTAGTAATTCCAAAGAAGCCAAACCCGTGACCTCCACGTTCATCGGCTCTCTTAATGATGGCTTTTAAATGAGCCGCCTTTGGCCTTCCACTAAACCCCCAAATTCCGCACATACTCTTTAGCGCTTTCTATATAGTTTGATGCATCGTGAACTATGTTAGGATCTATGCTGTATACCTCAGCCCAACCTTGTTCTATGCTTCCTGTCCATTGTCTTGCAGGCCAACATCCACTACCAACTACCCAACCATTGACCCATGAATAGAACGGGGCTATAGGAAGGTTGTAGTATTTCATGACACCTAGAGTTTCCTCGTGTGTCCAATCATAGATGGGGCTGTACCTCACCACTTGGGTCTGCTTGTTTCTATAGAGGCCGTTCTTGCCGCAGAAGTTGCTGTCTTTGTTTCTGCGCCCTGTGATTAATACGTCCAACTCCTTGTCATTCCAAAACTTGTTCTGTGCTTTGTGTTGAATGTTAATGAACCAATGCTTTGCTATAGTGCTGTCTTTAGGGAACAGCATGTGCATGTTCTCACTCAACCACTTCAACGTGTGTCCGCTATTGTAGACACTCAAGTCTGGTGGCATATTGTCTGTGACGTATTGCATAAAGGCAGGATATTCGAGATCATGAGTCATGCCGATACAGCTAGGATATTCTCTGCCTAGTCTGCGACACAGGAAGTCTACCACTACGCTATCCTTACCACCACTCCAAGCGCTGCCATATTTGACACGTGGTGTTAGAACTCGCTTCATGCGCTCAAGGGTTTCGTCAATCTTATTGTCTACGTCCTCTTTGCTTATGATCGTGGTGATATTATCCCATGTATGGATAAACCTGTCATTATCCTCTCTCTGTTTCCTGCCTAGCATTACTTGGTGCGTATTTCATCTATTGAGTTAGCGCTAACACCATCAACTATTGTGCGGTTGATCATAGGGTGGTCTACGTCTGTTGCTCCAAAGTCGCTGTCAGGGTGAAACGCTATGACATCCATAGCCTCATCAAAGGTCTTGAACTTGTGTGTACCTGTTGGGTGCATGTTCCCATCTTTGCCCGTGTCGTAAGAGCTGCCGTCCCACTCTTTAATTACGAATATCATGCCCTCGGTCAATGGCAGGTTTCCAAATGGTGTGACGCATTCACCATGACCTTTAGCTACAATACCAATTCTATGACTAGGGTGTGTGTGAGGTGTTTGATCAATACCACTAGGAAAGTGCAGGTGATTTAAACAAGGGTCCCCCATCTTTACAGGTGGTATCAATAGGCTGTCTGTACAGCCGTCAATGTATTTTAAACGGCCTTCCTCTTCTATTGGGCCTCCTACCATATCTACTGCACGGAACTTCGTTCTAGGATATAAGGCACGCTCATGAAACACTCGTATCACAATGGCCTTTCCTAGGGCAAACGGATTGATGCACCAATCTCCTGACACACTTCCATACATGTGCTTTCCAATATACATAGATCCACCCGAACCAAAGCGGTCAATGATTACCTCACCTTCATAGCAGTAGAAGTAGTAGCTACTCTTTAGGTCAATACGATCTAAACCCTTGCCGTTGATTAGGTGATAATATGACAAAGGATATTCTTTGTGACTTGCTTGGTCAAATATCAATCCTGACGTTGCGCCATCAAAACTTATGAAACTGCTGTTCTCTCTCATTTGGTGTTAAATTCATGTATGATAAACATAAAGGCTTGTGCTAATGTGATGTCTTGCTCCTTTCGTATCCTAGCCAAAGTCTCAACTACCTTTTGCTTGTCTTGTTCAAGAAGCACAATCTCGTATCGTACATAGCCATCGTCTGTGATTTTTGGTTTCTCAGGTGCAGGTGGAAGTTCATCGCTAGGCTCTGTTTCATCGTCCATGTCTAGGAAGTCCGTAGCCGCTCCAAAGTTGTATGGCTCAAAGCCCCATTCAATTAGGCTGTCTTGTTCCCAATTGTCAGCAAGCAAATCCCAATCCCACTCACCATAGCTTTGATTGTCTTTGATTATAAACTCAGCACGTTGCTTCTCTGTAAGGTCTTTTGCGACAATTACAGGGACCTTCTTTAGCCCTGCCTCCTGTGCTGCCCTCATTCGCATGTTACCTCCTAAGACTACGTTATTCTCGTCTACTACAATTGGGCGTAATTCGAGCATCTCAGGAAACTCCTTGATGCTGCCTACTAGCTTTCTAAATTTAGCCTCTTTGATTAGCCTTGGGTTCTCTTCATTTTGAACTAAGTCCGTGATGTTTAAGTTTTTCATTTGCGTTTATTCATGGCACGTTCATGCACCTTTGTTAGATATGATTTCATTTCGGGTACGTCACCTAGTTGATCATGGTGATGTCTACATAGCGCCATCAAGTTGTTTATCCTGTCAGCATTAGGATTACCTCCCATACCTCTGCGCTCAATGTGGTGTATATCTACAGCCTTAGTTCCGCAGATCTCGCAGGGTATGAAATCGGAGATGTCGTAGTGCATCTCCTTTAGGTATATCTTGGTGTGTTTCTTCAAAAATCTTCTAGTTCTACTCGTTGAGCGTTCATAACCATAGCACGAATGACCTCTGCATCTCGTATAGACCATATTGTATTTCCGCAGAAATGTATCTGTTGATCAATAACCGATTCAATATACTTGTGTATCTCTTCATAGATTTTTTCATCTTCGTAATCACGGCATCTATGCAGTACGTTAGATAGTGTCTCCATCTATTTTATTTTTAAAGTGCGTTATCAAGCGCTCCATTTGGTACTCGTAGTATCTCGGGAAGTCACTAAAGCTCTGTGGGTCTGTTTCGAATACTCTGTACAATACACCACGCAGTCTTTGACTTGGCGTCTTTCCGTTATACTCTGTTTGGTCTGCCTGTATCTTGTCTAGGACTTGGCGTTCTTCGCTGTTGAATAACTCTTCTTTTATCATTACATAGGCCGCACTTTGATGCAGGCTAAATAATTGACCTGCTTCTGCAGGTGTGAGTTCTTGTGTACCTAATGTGATTTTTAAGGTGCGGTCAGCTCTAGTGCCAATCCCCTCAACTATTACGGGTAGGAAAATTACGTCTTTCATTGCTTGTGTTTGTATTGAGCTATGCAAACTGCATAGCGGTGATCTAATTCAGGATATTCTCTTGCCATCATGGTGTCTGCCATGCAGCGTTTCACAAAGTCTTTTTGTGTCTCTAGTGGTTTAGGTTCAAGTAGTGGCATGATCTTCTTTGTATGCTTGGTATAATTCGTCTATGTCGTTTATCATTCGTTTCCATTCACTAGGGCTACACGTACAGGGCTTCTGCACTTTGTGTTTAAAAACCTCAGCATGAAATTCAGCTACGAAAGTCATGTCTGCATTTGTTAGTCTGCGCTTGGATACCATGCTCTCAGGCCATGTTGCGGCTTGATCATCGGTCATGCACTCTACATTGCGGTATCTAAACCTTTCATTTAGCCAATTCTTTCGGTTCTCACAGCCGCAATCTACCCCTAGGGCACTTGACACCTGCTCAACCACTTTCTTTATTCCTGTGGCTTCTGTTACCTTTTCAATCGTATCCCCTAAACCTTGACTTTTTGGACGGCTTACACGCTTTCTTTTCGGTTTTTCCGTGGGTTTGTTCGACTTCTTCGCCATGCTTGTCTCTTATTATCTGTTTTACGTTCTGTAATGTGTTGTTTATGCTTGTCCTAGATATGCCTGTTTTACTTGCTAGTGCTCTAATGCTGTTTCCGCTGTTGATGTAAATCATGAATAGCTTACGATCATACCAATGCAGTTCCTCTAGTGTCTTGTATATCTTTTCTGTAAGTGCATCGAACTTGATTTCGTTTATTCCTTCGGTCTCTTCTTGTGTATCGTGATAGTTCAATATGAACCTGTCTTCGGTTTTTTTACGTCTTAGGGATATTACTGCATTGTTCAATATCGAAAACATGTAAACCATGTTGATCTTGTCTTCGTAAGTGATGCTGCAAAGGTCTCCTTCTTCTGCTTGCTTCTCGCACAACTTGAGGTACATGTCCTGTACTATATCTTTCGCCTCACCTTGAGTCGCTCCGCAATAAACTGCTATTCGGAGCCATTCTTCATTACGCTTAGATATGTCCTCTATTGTGATACACACGTTTTTGTTTTTTCGAAAATACTAAATATCTAAGACTTCTGCAAGCATATCTAGCCTTTGTGAGAAAGGAACATCTGCGTTTATCACACGTTGGATATCAGGGTTCTCGTGATATACGCTTGTCTTGTATATGGTTCTAGCATGTTGACATTCTATGCACAGGTCATAGCTTTGACACGTGGGGCATTTCTCTATGTGCGGTTTCTCCATAACCAATAAGTAGGGCATTGATACAACTCTTCTGCCGCTATAACCATCATTAGGTCTTGCCTGTCTTGACGTCTATACAGCCTGTTCTTTACCTGCTCGTATTGCGGCATCTTTGAGGCTGTCAATATAGGTGGTCTGCCTGTCTTGTTG